CGCACCGCCACTAGAATCAACTGTTTCACTTGTTGACATTTGAATGGTCACTGCTGTTGCACTCTCAAACACAATGATTGGAGCATGGAAATCAACCCTGCCTGCATCAATTATTCCAGTTGTAAATTCTAAGTTGGAACCTGCTGTGCCAGTCCAACTGGTAAATGCGTCCCAAGATGTGTAATCTGCCCAACCTTCCACGCTACGGGCAAACAGTGTGTTTTGTGTTATGTCAAAATATCCATTACTAGGCATATTATCCTCCTAAATTTTGTGAACCACCACCTTGGAAACCATAAGTTTGGTTGATGTAATTTATAAATCCTTCTAGACCATTGTCTTTCAGACGTTGTCCTAGCAGTGTGTACTCGAATGTGTCGTTGTAACCTATACGTGTAAAATCGCCACCTATTCTATATTCTTGTATTTCACCTAGTATTTGTTTTTGTGCTCTTATTTTGAACACCAAAGATTTGTTCAAAGGTAAAACAATTATACCTGATTTTGATTTGGTATCAAATCTGTATAATCTGTCTTCTGCAGGATTAAGACTTGCACCAATGGGAACATTTCTTTCAACTTGTGGAGTGCTAATAAGTTGTTGTTGAGGATCACCAAATAGTGTGGAATAACTTGAATGCACACGATCAGTGCCATCATATGCCTCAACAATGTATTTGTCAATACTAGTTTCCATTGGAAAATTCACAAAAATAAGACAACGTATACCGACTGTGTATGCACTTTGATTAGAGTTCATTTTGTATAAAGACATTTTTCTCACGTTGTCTTGTGCCACTGTGACTGTGTTGTTAAAATATTTGTCGTAAGGACCATGACTTGTAAATCCTGATCTGCGTAAATCATAATCCAATAAAGGAAATGTTGACGGATATTCTTGTGAAATGCCATGCAATCTTTGACCATTTCTACCAAATGCATTGGTTGGATCTCTGGTGGTTGCTCTTTCAGAATAATAAAACTTATCTATAGTGGGTTTGTCAATTGGTTCATAAGGTGGTGGCGGTGTTGGTGTTGGTGTAGGTCCTGCAGAATCTTCTGGATCAGGAACTGGTGGTACAACGCCTTTTGGTGGATCACTCACAGGTCTTTGCAAAGGTCTGCCTGAATATTCATCTGGTAGATACACAGTGGGTGGTATTTCTATCTGTTCGCCTGATGTGTGTGGATAATGACTTGCTGTGTGTTCCACAGCAGATATTTCTAACAATCCTGCATTGGTCAATTTCATATCTATCACTCTGAATGTACGCAAATCAAGATCCAATATTTCTTCTGACATTCTTATGATGTCACCTGGTTCAACATTGAATAATTCTTGTGTGCCTGTAAAACTTAATGTTCTTTGATTACGTGATTTTTGATAGATCATTCTTGCCATTTCACGTGCTATGTAAGGATTGGTTAGTGTTCCAAATGTAAATTCTCCTGACAGTTCTTCATCATCATCTATTGCTTGGTCACCTGCCGCACTGAACACCACTTGTTGACTGCTAAATTCTTTGTCTGGGTCTATGTAGTTCACAAACACATTGTTGTACTTGGATACTTTTGATTCTCCACCCAATGTGACTGGACCCACAATGAAAAAATTACTCACATCAAATGCAACATCAATTGTGGAAGATGTGATGTCAGTGGCATTACCACCATCTTCTACTTTCAGTTTGAATCTGCCACTCACATAAGGCATAACGCCTCTGCAACCACCTACCAATTGTTTAACATTGTCTATCAATTTTGATTCTGTGGTCAACACTGTGTTGCAGGTTAAAACAAATTCTGTAAAATTACCATCATTATCCAAGTCCACCAATTGATTATATTTTTCGGCGGCAATTCTAAAACTTTCTGCGTGTATGTCTTCTTTTTTGATGCCCAATCCATAACGTGGATTCATCATGTAGTCTAATAAGACGTTTGCTGGATTTGTGCCTGGTCTGTTGCTATTTGTTTCAATATATGATTTTGATAAATCTGCATAATCGTTTGGCAAGTTTTCACTGCCCGGTGTGACCAAAGTAAGATCAAAAACTTTCTTACCAAACACATCAAATGTGATTTGTGGTACACCACCGCCAAAAGGATTGGAATCTATTTCTGCTTGAGTTGAATTTTTCCATTCAAATCTAAATGCCGCATAAGCAACACCTGGTAATTTTCTTACACCGTTGTTCCAACTGGGTGATTCGTTGGCCAATGTGCTTTGTGATTGATCTTCTGTGCCGTTGAATATTTGAAACTTCACTCTGTTGGCATATCTACCAGTTGTACATGTAATTATTTCTTGATGGTTGTATGTGTTACTGGTACCTGGGTGTGGCAACAGTTCGTTTTCATCCAATTTAATTCTGTGTACACCTGCAATCTCGCCTTCACAAATGGCATACACCACATAAAGGTATTGATTACTGTTTCCATCAGTTTCTACGTGTACAATTGTGCCACCCAAACGTCTAAATCCATACGCCACAGGTATTCCAACATTGGTACCTGATTTTGTAACCTTCACACCTTGTGCAACTGATTCAGCAGATATGTCTGGTGTTTCAAAAGAACCAAAAGGTTTAATAATAAATCCAAAAGCATCTCCCACAAAAGATGTTATGCCTTTGACAACTTTTTTGATGCCTTTTATAATTCCTTTGATTGGTTTCTTAATGAATCCCATTACAACTCCTTCACATACATATTGCCACACCATTTCATATTTTTCATTTCAAAATATTTACTGGCACGGTCTACATATTCTTCATCAACGTTGTAATCTTTGTCAAACAAAAACACACCGCTCATAATTAATTCAACATCTTGATCTCTTAAAAAATCTTCTATTTGATCAAAGAATTTGTGACTGCTGATCTTGTGTCTGTAATCAGGATGTAAAAAAAACATTTCTACATTGGCAACTCTCACTCTGTTCCAAGTTAATTCTGTTAGACTGATCACACTGTAACCCACCACTCTGTCATCTCTAATGTACAACAAAATATTGCTTTGTTCTTCTATCAGTCTTTGTTTGGTTAATTCTAATGCTGTTTCCACATCAAAATTTAATTTACCTGACACATTGGCCTCTTCAGCGTGTATACGATAAATTTCTTGCAGTTGATTGAAGTGTGAGATGTTTGCTTGTTTCAACATTATTTTATACCCCATTTGATTTCTGCCAATGCTTCGTGTGAAAATTCCATACTGGCATCGTTAGGGTGTTCTCTTTGAAAATTGTTTTGATTGGTTCTGCGTCCATTCTTTCTGTTAAAGTTTACAAACTGCGAACTGACTTGTAGTTGTATGTCTGCTGTGGTTTGATTGTTGGTCACATTGTAACCTGCTATTTTGCCTTTGAACAACAAGAAAGCATTTTCTCCTGCAGAGTCCCCAAACAACACATTGGTGCTAGGGTCAATAAATCCTCTGTATATGCTCACTGTTTGATTTATTATTTCTGATGTGGCAAATGTTTGCACATTGGCAAGTGTTAAGGCATTGATTGCTAGGTTTACAGAACTGATTTGTACAGCACTGTTTAATTGTGTTTCACTGATAGAAATAAATTCACCTTGTGCAGAATATGTTTCTCCATTGTATGTAAGGTCATACGGGTTGTTGGTGTATCTCAATGTTTCTGATGCACCACCGCTGTCTGGTGTGTCTATCTCCAACAACAACACACTGGTAAACGTGTTGCCTGCAAGATATGTGTTTAGTGGATCTGAAAAACCGCGAGGCATTAGATTACCTCCTCAACATCCATCCTATAATTCACAGTGCCGTCTACATTGTATTGATATTCTTGTAGATCACTGCTCATAATCACTTTGAATGGCACATTGTCGTATGTGACTGTTTCACTAGTGGAAACTTGTAACACTAATGCTGGTTCAAATGAAACATCAAATGGTGATGCATCTGCTTCACACTTTTCTGTTATCATGTACACTTTGCTGTGTCCTGAAAATTTAATCACATCGCCCATGTTGAATGCTGTGCCTGTGCCACCAGTTGCTTTAGTTAGATTAACACTAGTTGAACCTTGTCCAAATGATCCTTGCACTGTAACTGTGCCTAAACTGTGTGTTGCTGTTCTAAAACTTATTTCTGGTATCTCTATGGTAAAATCGTTCACACTGGTTTTTGCTTTGGCAATAAAACCTTGTATCTGTTTGAAATCTGCCACACTGAGACTGACCAATTCCAATGTGCCTTTGAACAATGTGGTTGCCGCTGTGCTTCTTATAATTCTGCCCGATGCAGTTTTTGTAACAGCAACTTCATTCTGTTGTTTGAAATTGACTGCTCTAAATTGTATTGGTGTTGCATTTTGTAAAATGCTTGAACTACCGTTGAATGCTCCTATGCTTGCCATTATGCTGTGATCCCTTCTCTTCCTTGTCTGTTCATTGCTTCATTTATAACGCCCACAATTGTTGATCTTCTTTCCAACAACAGTTCGTCAAAACCTGTTGCGTCCACAGTTTCAATGTTGAAGTTCACTGTGACTTGTTTGCCCATTGCACCATTTGGCACAATTTGTCCACCTGCATTTGGTACAAACATTTCTGGACCTGTTTCTCCTACCAAGTATGGTTGTCCTCCAGCAACTGGTCCACCTTTTTCTCTTGGACCTGTGTATGAAGTTGATTTAATTTTTGCAATTTGTACTGCACCTGTTGCCGCAATCAATGCCGCTTGTAAAAATGCACCTCTACCCAACGCAAACATCACACCTTTTGCTGTGCTGATAATTGTTTCAGATATTGCAACTGCTTTTGCTATTTTAAATGCTTTTTCGTTGATTTGTGCCAGTTCGCCCAACAATTCTTTACCAAGTGCTGTGTTTAAACCTTTTTTGTCTTTGCCAAATGCAACTTCAATGTCTATTTCTTTTGCTTTGCCTTGTTTTATTAAATCTATAACATCACTTTGTTCTCTGTCTCTTCTATTTGCTTCTGCTCTTGCGGCATCTTCTCTTATTTTTGTGATTGATGTTTGATATTGTTGTTCACTAATTTTTTTCTTATTTCTTAATATTTCTAAATGAGCAACTTCTTTCTGCATCGCAACAACTTCAGGAGATTCAAACACATCACCGCCTACTTTTTTCATAATTGATGGTAACGCTTTTTCTGCCGCCGCAACTTTTTTCAATTCTTGTTCTTTACGAATCAATTGACGTATTTCTTTTTCTTGTTCAGCAGTCATGTCTTTCAATACGCCATGTTTCAATTTGTATATTTCAGCATCTTCTAAATTGGCAATGGCATTTGCCTCAAGTGCTCTTATAGAATTATGTAATTTGTCTGTAACTTTTTTTGTAGCACTTGCCACTGCTTCTTGTTGTTGTTCTAATTCTTTTTGTGCCATACTTGCTTCTGCTGACACAGTTGGCACTTCACTCATTTCATGCATGAAGTCTTCAGTTGCTTTGGCGCTTTCTTCTACTTTGGGAGTTAAAAAACCAAACTTTTCACCCAATTTTTGTAATTGATCTTTGAATAAAATGATACCACCTACTGCAACTGTGGCAAGGAAGAATAGAGGGTGTTTCATAAACACTACTCTTGATGCGGCAACTGCCGCTGTCAGACCTTTAAGAACTGTGCCTGTGCCTAACAATGCAATTCTTAACGCATAAACTTGCTTGACAAAAAGTCCTAGTGCTAACACTTTAATTGCATTTTTTAACAATGTAAAATTATCTTTTACAAATAGTATTGCATTACCCAATGCTGATCCTATTTGGTTTGCTAAATTTGCCGTGCCTAAAGTTGTCTTTGTAATTTCTCTTGTGACTTCTGATAGTGCGGCAGTTAATCCGCCTTCACCCACTTCATCTGCCGCAATGGCAACAGCATCTTGTAAATTAGAAAATGCACCTGAAAGTGTTTTGGCACTACGTTCAATACCGCCTTTAAATTCTTTTGCACCAATTTCTTCTACAAGATTTACAATGTCTATACCATTGTTTCTTATTTCTGTTGTAGTACCTCTGAATATAACTTTTAACTTGTCACTTTCAGTTTTAACCTTGATACCAAGTTGTTTAAGCATTTCAAATTCACCAGTAGTGGCATTGAATACTGCTTTGGCAACATCGTCCAGTCTACGACCCATACCAGCGGCAATGTTACCTATGTTCAACATGAACTGTTCAGTTGGCACAAGACCTGCGTTTCTAAATGTTATAAACGCATTGGTCACTTCATCCAATTGGAAAGTTGTGCCTGCTGTGAATTCTTTGATTAGGTTAAATGATTTACCTGCCGCCTGTACTGAACCTTCCACCGTGACAAGTGTTGCTCTTAAATCTTCAAAGGTTCTAATGGTGTTTACAAGTCCTCTGACTACTCCAGCAGTTCCAATGGCAATTAAAGCACCTGCGGCAAGTTTTGCCAAACCGCGAGTACGTCCAAGACTTTTATTAAGTCCTTCTACATTACCTTTTGCTTTACCTAATGCCGCCCCTGTTTTATCAACGACGACTAGTTCTAGTCTTACTTGCTCCGCCATGGTTCATTCCTTTTTTAGCGTTGTCATGCTGTAT